TTATTTATTGCTTCTTCTATATCTCCAGAATTTAATAAGTTCCATGTATTCTGTAAAACACCAGCTAATGAAGAATTAACATCTCCTTGCTTTTGTGGTGGTTTTTTCACGGGTTGGGAAAACAAACTCTTCTCAGCCTCATCTCCAGAATTTTTATAAATTCTTAAAAATCTATCTATACCCATTTCGTGCATAGCTAGATGAGGTAGAGTCAAATAGCTTTGAATTTTTAGTTTTCTAGACTGTGCTCCTGTGTATGCATATAAGTTTCCAGCCCGACCAATTAAATCATATGTGTTGTAATTTGCAGACTGAGACTCGTCTATTTTGGGGTTCTCATAAAATGGGAAAAATACAATAACATTTTCATCATTTTTATTTGGTGGGTATTCAAAAATTATTCTACCTCTCTCTGGTAAGAACCGATTTCTAAACATTCCTCCATATGTTTCTTTAGACTGTACCATTGTTTACCTCATTTTATTAAAAGTAATCTTCTCCACCACCAGCACCCGCCCTAACCGTTGAAGGGCGAACGTTATTTGCTTGTGCTCTTTGTTGATTACCTAAGTTTCTTTGAGTATTACCTTCTTCTACAAGATTATTATTTGTCTGCATGTTATCACTTACGATTTGTAGGAAATGTAACTGTTCTTGAGCTGTATTTAATAACCTATCCCACATCTCAAACTCTCGCGTGGTTGAGGCAGTCTCTAACCTATACTCAAGATCTGATATTTCATTAGATTTTTTATTAATTTTTGATCTAACATAATTAGGATCGTTAATTTTTTCACGATCTGCATTAGAAGGCATCAAAAACTCGTTAATACCTGTAAGCTGAAATGAAGATGTTTTTACTTTATTTACTTGTTTTTCTAGTGTAGGAAAATCTAGCGTTTTTACTTTGTTTACTATTTTTTCTAGTGGAGAAAAATCAAGAATTTTTATTTTGTTTACTTGTTTTTCTAGTGGAGAAAAATCAAGAATTTTTAAATTAGTATTTAAAAGTTCTACAACATCACTTATACCTTTTAAAGAATCTTTAAGTTTGTTTATATGTTCAGCAGCATTCCCTAGTTTTACTATTTTTTCTACTGGTGACTCTGCCCCAAATAACTTTCCAAAACCATCAACTAGCGAACTTATTAAACCTCCAGCAGATAAAGCCGCCATACCTACAGCAATACTAGCTAATGCAGGGCCTACTAAACCTAACTTAATCACATCAACATCATCTAATACAGTTAAACCAGAAACAAAATCAAGAAAAGGTTTACTTGCAAGGTTTAAAGCTGCTGCTAATGGTAGTAAAGAAGCTCCTAAGGCAGCAAAAGCCAAGGATCCTAAACCAATTAATGGTAATAAAAAGGACGCGCCTGCTGCTGCTGCTCCCAGAACTACAAGAGCACCAGCAAAACCGAACATTGTTTCTACGCCTACCCCTTTTATCAAATTAAAAGAATAAGCCAAAGGAATTAATGAAGCACCTAAAGCTAAAATAGCGACAGAACCTGACAAAATCTGTCCTTTAACTTTTCCTAATAAGATAGAAGCCGCTGTAAGAACCCCTATAGCTACTGTACCTTTAAGAACTCCTTCCCAAGGAACATCTCCAAACATTTTAAATCCAAACGCGGCTGGAATTAAAGTAGCGGCCAATAACCCTATAGTAAGAGCACCTTTCATCGCTTGTGGAGACCCTATAGCCTTTAGTCCGCCTCCTAAACTTTTTAAACCTCCACCCAAACCTGATAAAAAACCGCCTCCAGCTCTACCTGCTGGAGAAGCTGTAGCGGCCTCTCCAGCCGCGCTTCTAGCTTTTACTTCTCCTGCTTTTTTCCACCAATCTCCAAAAATACCTTTGACCCCTTTTCCTCTAACTGCATCTAATCCGGCTTTACCTACAGCAAAACCTTTTCTTGCAGTAAGAACCCCACCAACAGCTAAACTTAATGCTATAACCGCTTGAGTCAATCTTAGTACAATATCACTTGATACTAATTTTAAAAATAAAGTAGCAACTTTAGTTATAGCGTTTTGTATTGGACTCCAAACTCTTTGAACAAAATTTCCCCAAGTATTTTTAAACTCATCAGATACTTGTTTTTGTTTTCTTACAGAGTCAATATAAGCATCTGTACTCATACCCATCTCTTTAGCTTGGGTCTCTAATTGCTTATAGATTCTTGCAGCAACAAGTGAATCTTGCCCTAAAGATTTTGCTGCCGCTTCCATCGCTATTGCTGGATCTCTTGCTCCTTTGGTAAAAGAATCAATTAGCCTTTGAGAATTCTTTCCAGCCGTTACTAATAAATCGAAGGCGTTTTGAGTTGCATCGCCTTCTTTTCTGAGTAAAGCTTCTCTTTGCCTACTAACACCTAAGATTGATGCAGTAACAGCATTAGAACCTTGAAGCATAGAATTCAAGAAATCTGTGCCCATAGTCCCCATTTCTTGACCTAATGCGGCAGATATTCTTAATCCAGCTTCTTGTACATCTGCTCCAATATTAAGAGCAGCATACATATTCATTGATTTTTCTAAAGACGCAATGGAACCCATTAACTCTTCTGTAGTCATGCCGAATTGCTGACTCAGAGAAAGCATTGAAGAAGTTAATTGAGTTTGTTGTTCATTTGTTAAACCTGTTCCCCTATTTAACTGTTGGAACTCTTTTAATAATTTCTTTGAATTTCCGCCAGTTAATTGGGTGGCTAATGCAAGTCTAGCAGTTTCTTCGTTATTATTTTTTATACCAGCTTCAAATAAATCGAAACCAACATTTAATGCATTAGTGTATCCAGTAAAATTACTCGTCAAATACTCTGTAGTAGTTGACTGTCTTTGCATAGCCTTCTGTAAAGTTAATCCTCTACCCAGACTACTTTTTTGAAAATCTAAACCTGCTTTGAAAGTTTTGGTTATTTCTGCTGTAGCAGTTTTCATAACCTTCCCTACAATGGGAATATCTTTTGTAACTTTTAGTAACGATTTTGAAGAACTTCCAGTATTTTTAGTAGTATCTTCTTGTTCATCATTAAGATCTTCTACTTTATCTCCCAAAGACTGGTTAATTTGAGATAAGGTAACCATATTAGCATTAAGCTGTTTTAAGCTTTCTAATATTTCTCTATCTACTCTTCTAGCCATTTAGTTACCTCAAAGATACTTTATAAATTTCTTTCATCTGATCGAGCTTATAAGTTCTGAAGCTGTCAATGCCTAGGAGCTTGATCAAACTTTCCTTTATTTTTCCGTAGTAAGAAGACCTTCTTCTCTTTTTATATAGGTTTTCGAGGATAGTTTCGATTACTACCTCAGAATCTCCATCAAGTTTAAAACAGGAAACTAATTTGCTTGTTTTTCCTGGAAATACACCATCGCCTCTTCTGGTTTTAATAATTAGCACAACCCTCTGGGACCTGCTTCCCTCCCCTGCCCCTAAATGATACCTAAAAACAAGAATATCTCCTGGGGTAATCCTATCAGCACTAGCAGGAATACCTTGCAATACTTTTATCTGGTCATCGTCCCCTATGTTACTCAAAAATTCAGCAGTTTTTTTTGAAATTTGTGGCATGAGAACTATTATCTATAAGAATTATGAATTTAGATACTGACTTAGTAGATTTTATGGATTTAATAAACCATACTTTACATAAAGATTTTGTAGAGAAGTGGAGATATAAGTATTCTGAAAAGTTTATAAAACATTTTCAGATAAAGTTATTAGAATCAATAACTAAACAAAAACAACTAAAAAAGAGTGTATTGTTTAATTTTCTAACTAAGAAATGTAAATACTCTTCTGAGCAAGTAAACAACTTTTTTAGTTCAATTGATATAAGTATATACTATCCCTTAATAATTGAGCAATAGTACTAATGGAAGATAAGAACGATATTTTTGAATATTTAGTCTATAGAGAAATAAACGATTCCTTTGGGTGTTTAGGAACCTTATTTACTGCTTTGTATTTCTTGTCTATAGGATTAGGACTTCTTTTTATGTCCGGTTGTCTTATCCTCGGAATTTTTGGATTGCTTTAATTTGCTGATTCGTTCTTCACATATTTGTGTAGTGTTGAACTCTGGGCAAATGCTTTTGTAAGCACACCAATTACAGAAACTATTTCTTGAAGGAAGGAATTCGTCCTTCTTTTGTTTTCTAATCTTCCAAACCTGATCTACTTTATCTTTGATGTATTTCTTAATCTGCCCAGCCGAATAGCTTGAGGAGCAGACAACGAAATTATCCGTTATAGGGTAATAATGTGCTACGATAATTTGAGACAGAGGCACATTAAATTTTTTGTGTATTGCATAGGCATATCCCTGCATTTGTGGGTCTTGATATAGGTCAATTTTGGAAAGCTCCTTTTTTGATGTCTTATAATCAATAATCAAAAAACCTCCATCTTTACCTTTAATTACCCTATCAATAACACCATTAAAACTAATACTCTTCTCCTCATCATAAACGACTTCATAAATCATTTCAGTCGCAACGGTTTCAGATAGCTTGGCGTTAAATCTAAAAAAGTTTTCAATACAAACCTTTATCTTAGGCTCATAACTTTTAGAAAATTCATAGTTTTTTCTCTGTGACTCCGCTATAACAAGCAGCTCGTCAACACTCTTGGCTTGATAACCGTCTTCAAATATCTTATGAATATACGAACCAAAATGCAAAGCATCAGCATTAGTGCTGTCCACTTCAGGAAGCTTATCGACATAGCGGTATTTGTACTTCAAATTACATTCTTTAAATATCTTTGATTTTGATTCAGATATAGTATTTATAAACATGATAGCACCTCAATTTATTAGAGACTACCTACTCAGAAAATTTGAAACTAATAGTAAATTATCCTCAAATGACTCTGAAATTATAGTGCCTTCTATATTTATAGAAAATGACTGGAAGAGGCACATGAGTATAAATTTAGACTCTGGGTTGTGGCAATGTTTTAAAACAGGAAACAAAGGAAATTTCTTAAAGCTTTATTCCATTTTAGAAGGGGTGTCTTACCATGCAGCCGAAGCTGAAATACTTTTTTATGAATTACAGAATGGTAAAAGTCCTAATAAAAAACCCAAAAAGAAGGATCTAACTTGCGAGAAGGATTCACTATACTTATCTAATGTTTCAATAAAATCTTATGAAAATAATGATTGGCTGATACAGAAGGCTTGGAAATTCTTGTACGAGCGTAAGCTATTTGACATAGATAGAGAAGATTTTCCTAAATTTTATGTATCTACT